TGCGGCACACCAGCATCCGCTCCGGCAGCAGACAATTCCGCCCCGGTCCAGTGCGTCTTTTCCGACGGAGAGCGAAGCCGGATGTAATCTTCCAGCTCCTTCCCCAACTCCTGCTTATACCGCTCTTGCAGGTCAGCCATGCCGGAGGCCACTTCCTCCTGCAGCCGACGTTGTTGAATCGGGCGCATGATTGCGGTCAGCAGTCCGCCAAGTCCGCCGCCTGTCGGCAGCTCACCAGACAACATACCCTTTTGCAGCGCATCAGCCAGCTCTTGCTTTCGCTTCAGCTGACCAAGCTCCGCCTCGAAATTAAACGGACCTGCCATGATGCCCTCCTTACAGGCCAAAGGTAGCCAGGAGCGAACCCAGCCGCTTCGTGTTGCTGGAAGCCAGGAGCGAACCCAGCTGCTTCATGTTGCTGGAATTACTCGTGTTGTTGAAGTCGGCAGAGGTCAAACCGGAGTTGTAGTAATTTTGCGCAGCGTTGTCGTAATTCGCGCCAGCGTAGTTCGACGCGTTGCCGTAGGCTTGGAACTGCGGAGTGCTGACCTGTCCGCCTTGAAGCAGACTCGACAGCTCGTTCAACGGTGCCGCGCGGCTCGCCAACTCCGACGTCAGCCCCTGACTGGAGATGTTCTGCTGCGTCTGTGCGGCATTGAGCAAGGCATCCTGCATCGTCTTCTGTGCGTTGATCGACCCGGTTGTGGCGTTGTTCGCGGCAGTGGCATAAACCTCCCCCTGCCGACGTTCCTGATCCCGCAGGGCATTCTCATACCCAGCGCTGCCTTCCTCCAAGCCACGGTTCAATAATTGCGTTCGCAGCGCTTCGTCCTCGCGACCGAATTGATCCCCGAGGTACTTGGTCTGCTGTGCATACAGGGCATCAGCCACGGCTTGCCGATCCGCGGAAAACTGGTCCGCAGTCTTCGACACGTCACCAGTGTAGCGTGCGGCGTAGGAAGTCGGGTCAACTGCACCGCCGACACCAGTCCCTGCCACGGTGCCTGCATTTCCCGCAGCAGCATCAGCCATCGCTTGCTGCGTGCCGACGTTCGTGGAGTAGAGCTTTTGCTGCTCTGGGGACAGGGCCGTGGTGACAATGTAATCCCCCGCCTGAGGATTCTTCGGATCAGCCCCAGGGCGAAGAGACCAGGTCTGGCTGCCGGTCGGGCCGATCTGCGTGACGCGGTTGAGATTGGCAGTGTTCAGCGCGGCCTGCTGATTCGCCGCCGCCGTCTGCTCTGCCGCTGCGGCATAATTCGGCATCTTCGGCGCGCTCTCTGTTCCGAAGATTGCTCCTGTGACTTGATTAACGACTTTCCCCATTGCGGGACTCCTTGAGTTTCAGCCAGCGGCAAGAACTCCTTTCCATCAGGAAGAGAATTGTTGCATCTGGGCCTTCCTCAAGGGTTTCCCTGGGGGAGAAGCCTAGGCGGAGAACTAGCCGCTGGGCTGCGAGATTGGCTTGTGCGACAGGAGTGAGAATTTGCTCACAGCCGCATTCCTGGAAAGGATAGAAAAAGATGTACCACAGGAACTCTCGAGAGAGGAAGACTGGCGCTGGAATGGCGATGTGGGCAACCATTGTCTGGCCGAAGATCGTCTCGAACCAGGCGCCAGCGACGAGACGGTCATCTTGCACCAATCCAACTCCCTGGCCGGTGCCAGCCTCACGGGAGAGATGCCCGGCAACCCAGGCAACAACTTCCTCTCCCGTGATAATCTGACTCACAGCACGCCACCGACCTCGAAGACGTAGTCAGTCGCGGACCAGGCAAGAGTTGCAGTGCGCTAGGATACCTGCATACGGAAGGAGACAGCGTAGCCAGGGGAGGCGGCCACAGTGCGCCAGTTCCCTTCTGTCGCGGATTCCGGCCCCCAGACGCCAAGATCCCAGACACCGGAATCCCACTTGGCCCAGGACGTGGGGAGATCCGTCAGCGCCGTGAGCGTTTCATCCTCCCGGAAGTCCACAGTCAGGCCAATGTTGACTGCAATCCGATCAGAGGCACGAAGAGTCGGGCGAACGAGTCGGAAGTGCTTCAGCCGGCCACGGGACTTGAGGTAGTCGAAGGCAGTTGCCGAACGGAAAAGGATATTCTCGCCGAAGTCAGCAGTGCCGGTTAGAGCCTGGACCACTTTCCCAGTTCCGCCGAAGTACAGTGCTCCTTGGAAGAAAATCCAGCAGGCTGCATCCCAGCCAGTAAACCGGCACCAGCGCTTGGTCATGGTATTCATGACATACTGGACAGAGGATGTCTCGCTTACAGTGGGGATATTCACCACCAGGAGATTCTCCGTTGGGTGGATGACCGCTTGCCAGCCAAGATTGTTCTTGTACAAGGAAGTCGCATTGGCAAAAGCCTGCGAGATGCGGTCGGAAATGGCCTTGGAGCGATCAGCAGAAGGTGCAGAAAGGACTGCGGAAAGCGGAAAAGCGCCATTCTCCGTGAGCATGAGGATGTCACTGCCGTAGCGAAGAAAGCACCGATCGCCGAGCGGAGGAGCGACATAGAACACGCCGACCAGGGAGAAGTTGGCCGCATCATCGGGATTCGACCCGCTGTAGACCGCGACCTCGCCTTGGGAGCTGACAAAGCAGAAGTAATCTTCCGGGCCGTTCCCGCCGTCGATGGTCCAATTCTGCATTGCGACAAGCCGACCGCCGCCGAGGAAGGTTTGGCCAAGAGGGAATTCGACCAGGGCTCCACCGAGACTACCGACGGGAAGGTAGTAGGCGGAAAGCGACTCCTTCTTCACAAACCACAACCGACGCTTGAAAGCCGTGACGAAAGTCAGTTGCTGCGTCGGCACGCCGGTAATGGAGACAGGGCTGGAAGTATCGTCGATGAAGCTCCAGGCCGTGCCGTTGTACAGCATGAGCTTATCCACACCGTTGACTGCGACGAGGAAACTGCCCGCTGCGGTGTTGAAATTCACCTGGGACAACCGGCCCGCGGAGATTGCCAAGACCGCCGCTCCTGCCGTGCCGGGCGACGTGACGTTGAAGAGGCCAGTATCCGTTGCGGCGAAGAGCTGATTCCCGGTTACGGAATGGTAACCAAGGAGAGTGCGGACTTGTCCGGTCAGCTCGGTGACATGATCCGCCGCACCAGAGCGTGTTTCCACAGTGGCTGTTCGCGGAATCCAGTTGTCGAGGATGATCGCCTCGCTGGATTTCATCAGGGCCAGGGGGTCGCGAGCATTCCACCCATCCACCGGGGACGGGACAGAGGCCGTGCCTGCCGTCTGCGCCCCGGCGACGACTTTCCTTCGTGCGGGTTTACGGAACATGATTACTTTCCGGTGATGGGCCAGGAGCCTGCAGGGACGAGAATCCCCGGTCGGACAATGGACGGAGTGCCCTCCATGCTGAGGTCGCGCCGCATGCCATCGTTGGAAGTTGCGCGGGCGAAGAGCAGCTCGAAGGATTCGAAGTCCTGAGCGTATTCCAGACCCTTCTCTTTCTTCCAACGCCAGCGGAGGTCAGCCAGCACCACATCCCGCGGCAGAACGCAGATGTCGGTTTCCTCTTCCGGCGAGTCGCGGTAGACACGTGGCTTGGAGGTGTCCCCACTGACCCAGGCATACGTTGACACGTACTCGAACGCCAGGAGCTGACCTGCCGGAGGTACCGGGTAGAGGTGAAGCTGGTCCTCCACGATCCAGTAGCGATAATACGGTCCGGCGGTCTGCAGTGCCTTGGACAGCTGCCGTTCTTCCGGGGACAGCGGGCCATACATCGGCAGTCGCGTGGTCCGGTTAAAGATGGTCTGATCCGTGATCCAGATCATGCCCGGTGCAATGTCGGAAAGGCTTCCCTGGACTTCCTGATTTTTCGTGACGAAGAGTGCTTCGCGGGTCAGCACCTGCCAGCCACGTTCTGGACGGCGGACAAGCATTTCCAGGCTCTCCTCCAAGAGACCCATCAGCTGTGCGATCTGGATATCCTGATTTCCGATAACGTAGGTCGGCTGGGGAAGCCCCGTGCGTTGACAGAAACGACGGATCAGATCAAGGCACTTCGTGAAGGTCCCTTGGGGAGAGAAGTCAGCAGGAGGAGTCGTGAGGTACACTTCCTGCGAAACTGCGGAGGAGACAAGGCCTTCAGCGGAGACAAGCCGGGCCTGGTACGTCCAGGAGGCGGTGTGGGCCAGAGGGTCTGTGGCCGCCCAGGAAAGGTCAGTGATGCTCCCCGTGGTCCAGGACACGCCGTCGGAGGAGAGCTGGACAGTTGCCCCTGCCGGTGCGGCAGAGGACAACGTGCCGGAGACCGTCCGACCAGCTGCACCATTGAAGGTGATCCAGTCACCGATGGTGCCACTGTCCAGCGTCATGGACGTGATGGCGAGCGTCGGCCAGACGATGAGGGTGACCGCCTGCGTGGCCAGCGGGCCGGTTTGCCCGTCACTGCCGAGGACTTGCGCCTGAAGGGTCCAAGAGGCAGTGTGCGTGGCCGGGTCTACGGCAGTCCACGACGTACCGGAGACAGTGGCATTGACCCAGGTGCTGTCGCCGAATTTCACACGGACGACTTGCCCAGCGGAAAGCGCGGAGGAAAGTGTCCCGGAAAGCGTCTTTCCTGAGGCGCCAGAATCCGTCGTCCAGGCAATCGTGTCCGTCATGTCTGTGAACGTGACGCCCTGGGTCGGAGTGGGAAGGGTAGCGTTGAGCAGGAAAACGGTGTCGGCCCAATACGGGTCATCAGCCCCGGTTTTGGATAGGTTGAATTCCGAAGTGCCGCGACTTGCACGGGTGAAGCGGATGCCAGCGATTTTGCACTTGGTGTAGTAGGCGACTTCGATCTGCTTACCAATAAGAAGCTCGTCATTTCGTAGAGCTGTAACCGACAGGACCGGAGCTG